CTTATTTTTTCTGACAAAGTTCCAGAATTAATAGTGGAAAATGCAATATCTCCTGATTCTGCTCCTGAAGTATTTGCAAATATGTGTCCGGTAATAGCAGCGTAGGTCGTTTTATTTCCACCGCTATTATTACACGCAAATGCCATTCTTGTTCCAGAAGCTCCGCCTCCTGAAGAATTTGGATAATAAAAAATTGCAGCAGTTTCAACAGAATTTGCAACACCATCGGTTTTTACATCTAATCGAGCTGTCGGAGAAGTATTGTTAATGCCAATATTACCTAAACTATCAACACGCAACCTTTCAGTACCATTGGTGGCAATCGCCCAGGTATCGGCGGCAGGACCAAAAATTCCGGTATTATCATCATTTCCAACACAAAACGCAGGAAGAGCTGCTGTTCCTGATGTGACATTTATTGGTTTAAACCCACCAAAATTAAGGTTTGCCAACATTGAGTTGGTGCCATTAACTTTAAGGGCGGCATCTGCGGATTGTAAGTTTTCTACCGCAGTTATTAAATCTTGAAGTGTACTAAATGGCATTGTGTATTAATTCCAGTGTTCAGAATCTACATTTAAATCCATGCCGGTTTCTAAAGATAATAGCAATTCAAAAGTGTCTTGCTTTATCATCTCTGATAGCTGAACTATTCTTTTTACCGACTGGTCAATCTCATCAAAATTGTTATCTGTATTTAGAGTTGCAAGTGATTCGACTTCAGTAGTTATTTTGCTTAAAGCCTCATCGTAAAAACACAGGCGATCTGCAACTTGATCGTTTCCGTATAAATCTAGTATTGACTTTTTAGCGTTATAAATGCAAAGCTCTAAATCTTTAACGCCGGTAAGCAAAGATTGCAAAAGAATTTCCATCATCATAGTATTAATTGCCCATTAAAGTCTTTTAAGTATTTATTAGTGCGATAACACTAATTAACCGCCACTTAAAAGAATTTAGTATAGAATTAATCGGCAATTCGCTTTCGCTTAGAAAACATCAATACTGATTTTTTACCAACTGGCTCAGTCAAACCAGCCACGCCAGCACCGGAGCCAACCGCATTTGCAGGAGCATCTTCTTCTACTTGTTTTAATTTTGTGTAGTAATTTGGCACTTCTTTTAAGTGTGCTAGAACAATCTTGCCGAGGTCTTTCTTTGATTTAACAACGTCTAACTTTGAGCCATCATTGTGTTCAGATTCTACTTTAAGTCCCATTCTGAATTGCTCAAGGTCAACTTTAGACCAATCTACATTTAAAGAATCGCCAATAGCTTTAGCATCGTCTTTATTGAAAGTTTTGGCTTCAACCAATAAAAGTTCTTTAAATCTTTTTATCATATCTTTCTCAACACACCAACTATTGTATTATCTAAAGCTATATCTGTGGTTAAAATTACATAGTTTTCTAAAAAGAAAAGTTTTTCTGGCATAAAATTTAAATATATCAAAAACGTCTTTAGTGCAGACCAATACTCTCTTTCTATTTTAAAAAACAAAAGATTTGTTATTTCTTGTGCAGAAAAAACGTTATATAATATAATCAAATGATTAAGAATTAATCTCTCTTTTAGCTGATTGTGCTTCTTGTACTTAACAAGCAGCCGCCTAATGTAACTAATTCTCTTTAAATCTTCATAAAAATCATCAATGTCTATGCATTGAGGATTTACATAGCTTTTCATGGCATACATTATATAATTTTTTTCAGTTAATTTCATTATATACAAATTATAATAATGTATGCCAGTTGGCTCAAATAACTTTAATTACGCCACAGTTAATGTTGCAGAATTAGATGTTACAGTAACAGCACCAAGAGTTGCTGAAACTACAACACGGTACTTATCACCATTATCAGCAAGAACTGTAGTGGCACCAGTTGTATAGCTGGCAGACGTAGCACCAGATATATTTGTCCAAGTAGTTGTATTTGTTGCCTCTTGCTTCTGCCATTGATATGAAAGAACGCCGCTGTTTGTAGCTGAAGCAGTTACGCTGAATGTTGCGGTTGCTGGTGCAGTTACCGAAGCATTAGCTGGCTGTGCGCTAATTGTAATTACTGGAACATCAGGAAATGTTGATCCGTCAGCATCGCCAGTAATACCATCTCCACCAAATGCAACTAAAGTGTGCGATTTGTGTCGTGTTACGCCCTGAGCATCTGTATAGGTCTTATAGCTTACCCATCCTGGGGTGTGAATGCCCTTCGCTCTATTTTGACTCTGAGCAGCCTCTGCCTTGGATATACCAAAGGTAGTTGGCATATCAGATGTTGATATGGCACCGTTTGATCCTTGCTGAGAGATATAAGCTGGTTGCTCATTTGCAGTAACAGTTAATCCCGAAGCAGTTGTAGCAACATATGGGATTCGCAAAGTTAAAGAAGTATTGCTTGCAATGGCTGCGATATGATATTCAACCCCGGCAATTAATAGAGTCTGTCCAGCTTTTAGCTCTGTAGTAAATGCAGTTCCAACTCCAGCTATTGTTCGGCTATTTTGAGTGGCAGTTACAGTTCCTGTTACTGTTTTAGTGTCTTTTGTACCCCATAGTGGCATAGTAATTCTCCTTAAACAAATTTGATATTGTTATTTATTCTATTTGAAACCTAATCTTCGCAATTTTGCGATAACTTCATTGGCTGTAGTTACTTGAACTGCTATACCTCCAGCAGCCTTATATTCTTGACAGTTCTTAATATAGTCATCAATCAATACTGTTGGCTTATCGTTTGCATCAACAGCAAATTTCTTTTTATCTTTTCTATTAACAAGATGTATTTTGCCAATGTATTTTTTAGGTTCCAAATATCTATTGATCCAGTTTATTTTTCCGCGTTTACAATTTTTGGTTAATACACCACAAGCACTTAGTATATGTGGGCGATACTTTTTTACAAAATTCCAAATCTTTTTACCATCATCGGTAAATTTTAAATTCTCCCAAAAATTAGGAGTAGCATTTAATATAGCCCATCTTTGTCTATCATCTTCTTTGTTTCCATAGGTTTCTTCCCAGTATGGATCGTTCCAGTCGGGTTTCCCCGCTTCTCGCAAAGCTGCGTTAGCTCCTGACTCCCAATCAACTATGGTTCCATCCATGTCTAAGTACAGCTCTGGTAAATTATCGGAGGAAATTTCTTCCGATATTATGCGCTTACTTTTTTTTTTATTTGTTTTTTTAGATTCAGTTATCTTTTTGTCATTACCCATGAACATGGGATCTGTTGATGGTGGAGTCAGAGCTTTATCCAAAGCCTTTTCAACTACTTTGTTATAAAAAGGCATGGCTTCAATCATGTCTCGTAGCATTTCAATCGAAGATGCTCCTGGCATTGAAGTTGGTGGATATATGTGTGTTCCTTCGTATGGTGCACCTAAAAATATTTCTCCGCCCGTGGCATATTGAAGAAGTAGACGATATTCTACTGCACCTTTGGTGGTTACCGAATCTTTAATGATATCAGCAGCAATAGGATCCGCACTCATGGCACTACCTACAGCAACAGCTTTGTTTGTAGCTATTTCGTCTGGTTCAAATGCTATTGATTCGGACTGCATGGCTTTTTTAATAGCAGCATCTTTGGAACCCAAATACTCATCTTCGCTGGATTCAATTTCACCATCACCGTCATAATCCTTGTCAGCTTGTTCATTTTTGGCTTTTACCAAAGAATCAACCTTATTAAATAAATCCTTTTTCTCTTCTGGTGAAAGCTCGCCTAAAGTTTTGCCCATCTTTTCAAGTTCGGCTTTTACAACATCTGAAGCATCTTGCTCATCAAGAGATTTTTTCATATTATATAATACTTCATCTCCTGGCATGTGATCTTCATAGGCTCCACCGCAAGAACATGCTTCATAAATTTTAGTTTCGACCCAAGCGTGTAAAGCCCTGTAATCAGACTCATTTAATTGAGAAATCTTTTTTACACCAAATTTTCTCAGACCTTGAGCAATCAGATTTCTTTTTAATTCAATCTTTTCAAGATTGCGAGTTTTAACTGTTTGAGTTACAGAATCAATAAGAGACTGAGAAAGTGTTTTAAATGACATGGATCCTCTGCTATATCGTTGAAAAAAATCTCTTCACTATTTAGTATATTACAAAACTGCACTATTTATTTGGTTTCTTGTAATCGGTCTGATAAAATCCAGTTCCTTTAAACTGCGGTTTTCCAACAACCGATAGTATCTTGCTAACCATGTTATTGCATTTTGGACAATTATTTAGAGGTTCCTCAGATGATTTCTGAAGAACCTCTATTATACCGCAATTTTTACACTGATACTCGTATAATGGCATTTAATTGCTTACTTCATTTTCCGTAGAAATTGAATCTGATGGCTTTAGCTTTGCAATCAACGAATTTGCAACAACCGCAACCGTATCCAACATCTGCGACCAAGGGGCGCACATGTTTCCAGGAACTCTATCAAACTCCGATAAAAACTGATGAACCTTTCTTAGTGCTCCAATTTCTTGCTCTATAGTAAGACTTTGAGCCGGCTCAGAATTGATTGTCATATCAGCCTGAGTCTCGGTGACATCCGTGGTCTCTACTACTTGCTCTGTTTGGGCTTCATTATTTTCCATGTTTATCTCCATAATTTAAACACAATTAAAATATTATATATCTTGTCCAGGAACAACTTTTTTGTAATTTTTTACCAACTCAAAGGTTCCATCTTCAAGATACTCATATACATTTTTATTTTCTAAACCAAAATCCAGCTTCATAGCTTCCGAAGCTGTTATTCTTTGCTGAGCCAATTTCTTTTGTTCCGCCGCTCGCTTTTCAGATTCCTTTCGCTTAAAATCTTGCTCTCTAGCCGCAGCCAATTCTCTGGCTTGTCTAATTTGTAACTGCTGCTTTTCTCTTTTTTGTCGCTCTCTGGTTGCATCAGAAGCAGTTTTTGGTTTATTTCCCGCCGGCTCCTCTGTTAATAGCTCTTTTAAAATTTTCATATGTTATTCCACTATATTTTTATATGTTGTTTTAGGAAACTTCTTAGCATACTTTAATAGATCCATCATTTTCAAATTTATAACATAACAAGGAACTTTAAAGTCGGGATCCAAGGCTTTTAGAGCAAATAGTTGATGATGTCCATCCAATATGTAATTGTCGTAAGATACTATGAACGGCTTTATTTCTTCAGATTCAGTTGAAAACTCATCATATTTGGTTCTAACTTTATTCATATTAATTTCGTTCTGAGTGGGCTTTAAATTCCTAATCGACATCTCTCTTTTGTGAACATCTACATTATTAACTCTTAGCATTTTAATAAAATCAATAATGTGCTTTTGTCTTATTTGAGGCATTTTTTTTCTAGCTATATTTAATGACCCAGACAGCTTTTGTATTTCTTCAACAAGCTCAATTAGTCTAAGACCCTTTCTAATTGCATCGAACATATCTCTGGCATACTTATCGCTTAACCCGGATGGAACTCCTCGACGAAAGGATGAAAAATCGTTTTTTGTGGCAAAGTCGCGCATTTTTGATGCACTTATTCCAGTAACACCTTCCGAATCTGGATCTCTTTCTCCGGCACTAACAACGGAAAAAGAATCAAAATTAAAAGATTTTTTAGGATCCGGATGATTTACATAAGAGCCAATATTTTTATTAAACTCAGGAACTCTATCTGCTCCAGCAATCATTATAACATCGGTGTATCCTAACTTTTCTATATGTCTGAGAGCTTCAAATGGAGTTCTTATCGAAGTGTCATATACAACATGTTTTGCAATTTTAGGTGCACCTAACTTGATATATTTTACCTTATCTTTACTGCTAAGAGGATTTTTCTTGGGATCTTGAGTATGAGAGACAAACAAAAATGGGGTGGCTCCTTTGGATTTTGCCACAGATAAAATTTTATCTATTAGCTTTTCATGTCCTATAGTGGGAGGGTTCATTCTACCAAAGGCAAACACCGCAACTTTCCGGTTTAATATTTCATGTAGCTTTTTCATTTTACTTTTATTCTTTTTATAGAATTGTATAGTTCAATGTTATTTATTTTGAGTGTTTCCATGGCATCAGGATTATTTAAATTTTTCAATACAGATTCCAAAGAAGATTTTAGTAAAGAAAATCTCTTTTTTAGATTAGAATCATAGTATTGATATAATCTAGCCAAAACTTTCTTTTTATTTTCACCGGTCAAATTTTTCATAAATGCAGTTTTGGATGATGGTAGCTTTTCTATCAAACTATCCATAGCATACTTATTGTCACTTAAATATTTAACAATTACGTCATAATTGCTAACAATTTTATGCAAAACAAACTCAGCATCATCAAATTTATTTCCAGATTTATAATTATTAAAATCCTTTATTAATTTGGTTTTTATTGCGTTTATAGAACTGACATAGTAATTTTTAAACCAAAAATCCACATTTGAAATCATTTCTTGAGTGTGTGCATTTAATTCTTTAGGATCATTGAAATAATCCGCACCTAATAACTGAGTGGTTCCTCTATAAGCAAATCTGCTGGATTGATATCTTTTGCTGTCTAAAAAATGAATAAACTCATGAACAAAAACATCTTTTATCATCTCACCATACGAAGCTATGGACTTCCAAATTATTTTATAATTTTCTGGATGAGGAATAGGCTTTATCTTTTTTACTAATGATGGATCCAGTCTTGCTATTTCTATTACAGCAGGATTAGAATTATGAGCCGGCGTAAAAATTCCGCCAAAAACATTTGATAAAGAAGTAAATCTAATATCTAAATTCCACACAGTGTTATCGCCAATAATTCTTCCTAAATTTACTCCAATAGTTGCTCTTCCAGTATTCGATTTTGGAACAATAAAGTTTTGATATGTTATATTCGAGTTCTTATCTGAAGCAAGAGCCTTTATTTTAACCACAAATTTATTATAGGCTTTTTCCGCCATGGATCTATACTGTTTATCAACAGCAGGATTGGCTTCAGTAATGTACTCAAAAAATGTTTTCATTAATTTGTAAATGCAATTTTAACTGCTCTAATAGATGCCCCACCAGCAAGTGTATTTGTAGGATCTTTTTCTACCAAAATCACCTCATTTGCAGCCATACTAAAAGTAGCTAAAGTAGTTGCGCCTTCAGCAAGTGTAACTGTAGCAAGTGTTCCGGTGTTTATTAATCTAACTAAAGTGGCTGATCCTACATTAGTTGCTGTAGTTAAAGTTGTTTCAGATGCTAGTGGTTTTATTTGCATATTTTTCCTAAATTATTTTTTATTATACATATCCCAGGCTTTAGCATAAAGAACTTCAAGTCCTTTTTGGGGACCATATTGTTTTTTAAATCTTTCTTTATTTGCTAAAATCCACTTTTCAATTTCTGCATCGGGTGGGGCAGACTCAACAATTTTTGATACTGGCTTATCAGCCCACATTTTACACGACCAGTAGTTGGCTTTCCATTTTGGTCCTGGATCAGAGCAGTTATGTCTTGCTCTGTAATTGGCTCTACGCTCAGGATCATCACGCTTGATTTCCATATTAGGATCACCAAAAGTGACTTTTACAACATTACCCTTATCGTTCTTAACATAAACGGCAAATTTCTTTGGACCATCTGGTGTTCTAAATGGCTTATTTAATGTAACTTTTTTACCATCGTGTTCAGCTTCTTCCTTTAGGATTTCCCCAACTTGCTGAATTTTTTTCATTTTAACAATTTTCAGCTTACTTTTATCTTTTACTCTTAGTGGAGGCAAATGTGCGGTTGTAATTGATCGCTTAACAACAGACTCATCAGAACCTGTTGCGATGATTTTATCATTGTCTGCCATGTCAACCAAAGCCCAAGGAGTTTTTTGAGAATATTTACCTTCTTCAATTTCCGAAGAGTCGTCATCTTCTTTCATGCAAGAGCCCTTTTCATAGGCTTTTACTCCAGGAGTTGGTTTGTATCCTGGCCAGCATCTATTATCATCTTCTTTAACTTCCTTTTTAATTCTATTTTTAGCTAGAGGAGAGATAAATTTAATATTAGCTGAAGCCAAAGATTTCAGCTTATCCTGAGGCAGAGAGTTTAATAAAGTAATTAATTTTTTATATGCATGAGAAGTTGGATCCATTTTATCCAAATCCGAGTATGCTTTTCTAAGAGAGTCTAAATGAGCTTTATCAAAAGAGGCTTCCTCTAGTTCATTGGAATCATAAGACTCTTTTACTACGTTGGAAATATGAGCAACATATTGTTTGGGTTTATCTTTGGCTCCAGACCAAACCGTTTGATATTTTGCAGTTAAGTGGTCAAAAAATACCTGCTGCCCTTCAATTTTAGTAACGATACCAGGAATTTGACCGCCCATTTTGGTTCTAATTTTATCTCCAACCTTGAGTTCTATTGCGGTTGCTTCGCACAATATTTGCTTTAATTTTTTCATTTTTGTTTATCCGTATATTAAGTCCAAGTTTTAGCTAGAGTAAAATTTGCTCTGCTGAATTCTAATCTATCGACCAATTTAACAGCATCACCGAATTTATCAATAGCAACAAATCCCTCAGGAGAAGTAACTTTAAACCCATCGGGCGTTTCTAAAAATGAACCAACAGTATTTACAGTCTTTAGTTTACTTAGCAAAACTCCCTTAACATCAGCAATAAGAGCTGCTACCATAAACATAACAATAAATTGATCATGATGCTCATTTATAAAGTTCAATACTTCCATCAATTTCTGTTCTTTTCCAATTTTTCCTTTTTGAGTTTTTAGCTTTTCTATTTCCTTTTGATACTTTTCTCTTATGAATGTAACTAATCCCGCAGCATATTTTTTTGTGCCGGAGATATTTTCTCCAACTTTAACTTTGGAATTAATATAGGTTTTTATAAACCCCTTAATCTCAGAGTCTCCTATAATTTTAGCTACAGATGTGGAGTCCATTTTTTGAAACATTTTGCCAATTTCAGTTAATCTTGCTGAAACATATTCGGTTTCTTTTTTAGTGAGTGTAGCTGTTCCAGACTCGTCTCTAAAATTAGCATCTGTAATCCAAGCTCTGGTGTTATTTTTCAAATAATCAACATTGACCCCAAAAGAGGCTTTTAAATCTGCAATCTTGTTTCCGCTATAACTGGTATGAAAAACTATTCCCATATCAGACGATAGTATTCTTTCTCCTAAACTGGACTTAACAGGAACGGCATATCTTATAGTGTTTGGCTTAAAAGATACCAAAGACTCGCCGTCATGATTAACAACTTGCAAGTCAGTTTTGGTAAATAATAAGTCACCTTGGAGAATTCCTTTTATTCCAGCTTTGGAAAGTATATCAAGAGCAACTTGCAGCTTTTCTACTAATCCACCGGATGATCCGTGATTGGCTAATATATCTTGTTGGGTGTAATTTAATTTTGGGTTTTTATTAAAAGCTGATTTGGTAGCAACAAAAAACTTTTTATTTTC